AACAGGAACAGGAAGAACAATAACTGCAAGTACAGGATTTTTTACATCTGCTTATGTAGGACATTATTTATTAGTTGATGGATCTCAAATTAAAATAACAGGATATACATCTCCAACAGTTGTAACAGGTACAATTATTGAAACTGTTTCTGGTGGAACTGGGCCACACTTTGATTGGAAAGAAGAAGCTATTTCTACAGTAAGAGGTTATCCTCAAGCTGTAACATTTCATAATAATAGATTATGGTTTGGTGGTTTAAAATCTAGACCTGCTGGAATATTAGCTTCTAGAATATCTGAGTATTTTAATTTTGATGTAGGTACTGGAGAAGCAGATGAAGCAATTGATTTAGATATTGCTGGATCAGAAGTTAATGAAGTTAGACATATGTTATCCGGAAAAGACTTACAAGTATTTACAGATGGTGGAGAATATTATATTCCAAGAGCAAATGACAATACTATTACTCCTGGTAATGTGTCAGTATTAAGACAAACACCTTATGGTATTAGTAGAACAGCTCCTGTAATGTTTGATCAAGCAGCAGGATTCATTCAAAAGAATGGTAAAGCTGTAAGAGAATTTATTTATTCTGATATAGAAGATGGATATAAATCTACATCTGTTTCTATTCTTGCTCAACATCTTATTGACAATCCAAAACAAGTTGCAGTTATTAAAGGTAACTTTACAAGACCAGAACAATATGCTTTCTTTTTAAATAATGGATCTACATATCCTGGAACATTTGCAGTATTTCATTCTGTAAGAGATGAAAAAATTGCAGGTTGGACATTATGGAGTACAAGAACAGATGACTATTATCAATCTTTAATATCTCTTAATGAATATTTAGTATGTTGTGTAAAAAGACAACTAAATGGATCTACTGTTTATACACTAGAAAGATTTGGAGATGATGATAGTATATCTTTAGATATGCAAACTACTTCAACTGTAAATCAAAAAGGTACACCATTGGTAAATGGAGCTAGTCAAACAGGATCTGTATTAGCTGTTGATGGATTTACTTCTGATCCACAAATTAATGAAACATTTACAATTGCAGGTGATTCAACTGAATATACAATACAAGCTGTTACTAATAATGGTGGTGGATCTTATGATCTTAATCTTGACCAGGCGTTAGCTAGTACACCTGCTGATAATGCAGTAATAACTTTAGTTAAAGGTTTTTTACATAATGTAAATGGTATATATACTAATGAAGAAATTAATGCTGTAGAGGGTAATAGCTCTCTTGGTGCGTTTACTGTTTCGGCATCAGATACTATTACTTTAAACACACCGAGAGCAAGTGGAGTAGAAATTGGTTTTAACTATACACCGATATTAGAAACTATGCCTATTGATAAAGAATTACCAGAAGGGCCATTAACTGGTTTACCTAGAAGAATTTCAAGAGCCATCATTGATCTTAATTCTGCTTTAGATTTAACTGTCAAAGCTGCTGACACTACCTCTAAATCTTTAGTAGTCCAACAAGTTAATTTCACTGGTGGTTCTGACCTCACACCTGTTACTGAAAAAAAAGAATTTTTCTTTTTGGGATATGATAAAAGTCCAACTGTTACATTATCTCAAGATGATCCATTACCAATTAAAATATTAGGAATGTCTGTGGAGGTCGTATTTGCATGAGTGCTGATCCTGTTACATTAGCTGTTGCTAGTTTTGCTGTACAAGCTGTTGGTACTTATCAAGGTATTCAAGCACAAAAAGCTCAAAACAAAGCAATCATAAGAGAATATGAAACTGAAAGAAAATATAATCAATTAAAAGGATTACAAGATTCTAATGATGTATTAGAAGAAGCTAGAAGAAAAAGAAAACAAAACTTAGCTATTGTAGCAGGTTCTGGTTACAGTGATGATAGTAGAAGTTTTTTATCTACTCAAAGCGAGATAGATAGAATAGCTCAAAAAGATATTAATAATATTAAAATTAATACATTGCGTGGTGAATCTAAAATAGATACACAAATTTATACAACAAAAGTTATGGGTAAAGCAAAAGAGTTTGGTGGTTATGCGAGTATTATAGCAGGTGGATTTAAAACTGCAGCATATGCTAAATCATATGAAGCTGGAAAACAACCTAAAGGTCAATATTTTTCAGATGATGAAGGAGATAAAATAGGATAATGGCATTAAAAGAAGGCAAACAAACTGTAAAACTAAAAGCTAGTGTTGCTGATAATATTGGTATTCCTAAATATCCAACAACTAATATAGTAACTGAAATTAGCAAACCTATTGCTGAGTCTATAGATGCTTTTAGAAAAGTAGCAGAAGCTGATGCGTCTGTACAATTTAAAACAGATTTTAATACTAAAGCTAGAGATCATTACATTGAACTACAAAGTAAATATGAGTTTGATCCAGATGGTATGCAAAATGCTGTAGATTCTTATTCTAAACAAACTCTTGCAAGTACACCTATAGTATACAGAGATTATGCTGCTAATATTTTAGCTCAAAAAAATCTAGCTAATGTTGGTTATGCTACTAAAAACTACAAAGCAAGAAATGATCAATTAGCTTTAGATAAATTTGCAACAACAAGAACTGATTTTGAAAATGATTACATTTTTAACTTAGATAATATTGTAGAAGATACTAATACAGATATTAGAAATATTAATACACATACAGCTAATACACATTTCTTAAATCAAAACGAAGTATATGGTGGTGCAGGAGAAGCTCTTGTTGCAACTAACAGATACTCTGGAATTAAACTAAATAAAAATTTAGATGAAGATTTAGAAATGACAGAAATACTTAGAGTATTTAGTATAATGAAAAAATTAGGTAAAAATCAAGCTCTTACTTATATTGGTAAATATGCACAAGGTAATGATCAAGCTCCTATTACTGCAAATGATTTTGAAGATTCTAAAAAAGCAAATAACCCTATATTTAAAAAATATCAAGATTACATTAGAAACCCTCTAAACAGAGAAAAAATAGTTAAAGAAGTTATAGATCTTTATGATGACTATAATGGTAAAACTATTAAAGATTTACAATCAGCTAAATCAACATTTAACTTAGAAGGTGAACAAGAACCTGGTGGTAGCTTACATATATCTAATTTTAACAATGGTAGAATTACTAATGCAGTAGATTATGTAACTAAACTTAATGTTAAACCTAGTCAATTTGATGATGCAGTAAGAATAGTACAATCTGGTATTGATATACAAACTAAAGTTAATGCAGCTAAAAATAATCAAAAAGTTACTTTTGTTAATGATGATGAAAGAGAATTATTTACAAAAGCAATATTAGCTGAAAGTGGTATTACTAATATGAACTTAACAGATGTAAATAATCCTGCATTAGCAGAAGCTGTAGATCAATTAAAAAAACAAGATATTATTCCAGAGCCTATTCTTAAAAAATTAAATACTAAAGTAAATGCTGATTTTAATAATCCTGGAATGGTTACAGAGTTTAGAAAAAACTTATCTTTATATAATTATATGAAAGGTCAATATAAAAACTTAGATATTGAAAATGCTTTTATATATGATGAAGCAAATCTTCTTATAGCTGAAGGAGTAACTGATGATACATTACTAGGAACTAGATTAAATAATTTAGCTGGTGATGCAAAAAACTTTAAAGCTAATAAAGAAAAAATTACAAATAATTTAGCAGAAAATGCAAACTTAACAACGGAGATTTTTTCAGATGTTATTAGCGACATGGATATTAATACTGGAACTAATTTTATTAGAAAATTTTTTTTGGATAAAAAAATGAAGTACACTGACTTGTTTGAAACAAGTGGTACTACATATTTATATACAAGACCAAAAACATTATTAACACCAGATGTACAAAAAGAATTATTAAAACATACTACTTCAGTATTAACTCATTTAAATGGTGGTAAAGAGTATGATGTAGATACTAAAGAAGGAAAAGTTTTATTTAAAAAAGCGTTTCAAATATCTATGGAAAGATTAGACAAAGCTGGATATGGAGCAAGTAACTTTACATATTCTGGTAATACTACAATAATGAAACATCCATTTGAAAAATATGGAAAAGTAGATGGTCAAGCTTTAGAAAATAGTATTATGGCTATAGCCAATCAACTTGATGCTACTTTAACTGATCAAGAAAAAAGAGAAAGATTTGGTTTAAAAGAAACTTCAACTATGCCATTAATAGGTAGAACAGAGTTAGTACCTAATAATATTATAGATATAGTTAAAAGATCTTTTGATGAAAATATGAAAGGTATTGTTATAGAACCAACAGGAACTATGGATCAAAATGGTAAACCACATTACCATTTAAAAATAAATCATAATGGATATACAATTAATCTTACAGAAGGTGATAACTACTTTGATCCTACTGGATTTAAAGGTGACTATTTACTAAATAAAAATCATGCTAATAGAAACCAATTAATATTAGAATTAGCTAATAAAAAATATGAAATGTTTGATCAAACTTTTGGTCATTTAATAGAAGGTAAATCATATGAAAGTTTAGCTAGATCTGTAATATATAAAACTATTAAAATGGGTATAGAAGCTAGTGACTATAAATTTTATCCAGATATACCATTAATAGATGACGTTCCAGCAGAAGTAAAACCTTTTGCATTTATATTTAAAACATTAGGTATAGATGTAGATTTAAAACCTTATTATGATGATGCTGCTAAAATAAATAGAGAAATAGATAAATACCTTTCTTATGAAAAACAAATTGTAGAAAGCAAACAACTAAGCTCTATTGATAAAGAAATGGAAGCTGGGTTTCCACCACATGAAACTAAATATACAAGAAGCAATTTAAGTTTACAATTTAAAAACTGGGCATACAATAATTACAATAATAAAGATTTACCACTTACATTTAGAACTAACAACTATATGGCAGTAATGAAAACTGATTCTGCTTGGAATGGTCAAATTACTGATATTGATACAGGTAATCAAGCAGCAATCTTTTCTAGTCCTGTAGATTCTATTAGAGCAGGTGTAAGAGTAATGATTAATAACTCTACATTAATAAATAATAATACAACTAAAAGATATGGAGATAATCCAACTATTGGTGAAATATTATCTGTATATGCAAAAGATACTACAAGTTATTTATCTGCTTTAGAAAGCAAAACAAGTATGACTAGAGATGACACAGTAAACTTTTACGACAATCAACAAATGTTTAATTTAATTAAGTTTATGATTGAACATGAAATGGGTTCAGAAGCATTTAATCAATACTATGGACCAGGCAAAGATGGTTTTTTAAATGCAATGATTCTAGAAGGTTATCAGCAAGGTATTAATTCTTATGGTGGTAAACTTGGTAAAATTAGATGACGGCATATCCATATACACCACAACAAGCAGAACAAAGAATAGAACAAGAAACTAAGGATATTAACTTTAGAGTATCTGATTTTGCTACTGGTTTTAAAGATGAAAACTTACCAGCTATTGCTATTGATTATTTATTAAATCAACAAGATTTTCCTGTAGATGAAAACTATAATCCAGCAGATGATCCACAGCTTATTCCTTATAAAGATTTTGCTGATAATTTTTATTTTAGTAAAAGTGCAGCACAAACAACTGCTATTATTAATAATATGAATAAACAAGCACAGCATAACTATGCTAGTCCTTGGTATCATCTTGGTAGAATAACAGGAGCTTTTGTAGATCCTTCTACATTATTATTATTTACAAAAGTTGGTCAAGGAGCCAAAATATTTGGAACTGCTTTTACAGCAGAAGAAATAGCTAAACAACAATTACAACCAACTAGACCAGATAGCTATTTACCATTTGTTGCAGCAGGTGGATATACAATACCATTTGTAGTTAATAAACTTGCCAAAGGAAATGTACCTGCAAATGTACAACAAAATGTTATTAAAGCTGATAATGCTTATAATCAACCACCTAAACAAATTACACAACAAATATATGAAGATGGTAAATTTATTAATCCTAATAAAAGACCACCAGAAAGCAGTGTAGGAGCTGCAGCTAATACAGAAAGTGCTACTTTAAAACAAACTCCTCAAGAAGAATTTGAAGGTATGCGTTTTGTAAAAAGTAATCTAGGTAAGTTTGGAGAAGATGGTCCTTGGACTAATGTATTTAGAACTACTAAATCTTCATCTAAAACTGCAAGAACTATGATTGAAGATATACTAGATACTCCATTACTTAAATTAAAAAACACAAAAGAGTATGGTTTTCAATCTACAAACAGATCTATAGAAACTGAACTTAGAATGAGAGAAGTAGGATCTATTGAAGCTATGAAAGATATTAAAGAACAATATCTTCTTTATGTAAAAAGAGTACAAAATAAAAATCTTAAAACAGAACTTGGTATTAATTTACATAATAGAGCTAATGGAGAATATATGAGTCTTCAAGAGTTTGGAACTGAAGTTACTAAGACTAGATTAAATGGAATGCAACATGAAATAGCTGAAGTTGCAGCTGCTGCTCGAACAACACAAAATAAAGTTTATGGACCAATAGGTGAAGAATTACAAAATCTAGGTATTAGAAAACTTCCTATACAGAGAGAACTAAATATGTTCAAAGATATTTTAGAACAAATGGTTAAAAAAGGTAAAGGAACTAAAACATTTAAATCTAAAGTAGATGGTAAACAAACAACACTTTCTAGAACAGAAATACAGAATAAAATTAAAAAGTTAGAAGAAAGATTAATCAGAGCTGATAGTTTAGTAAAAGACTACATTAATATAATTTATAACAAATCAGCTATTGATGCTAACAAAGGTTTATTTAAACAAATAATTAGAGAAGATTTAATTAAACAAGGTAGATATATTAATGATGCCAAGCTTACTAAATTAGTAGATGATCTATCTAATCATTTCCCATTTATTAGATTTGAAAAATCTAAATATACAGATGATGTAAAAGATATGCTTTATGAAAGATATTTATTTAATAGACCTAGATATGCTAGATCTACAAGAGCTAGAGAACTTAATCTTTCAAAAGAAGCTCAATTAAAATTAATAGATAATGGTTTTATTGTTAGCGATATATTTTCTTTAATGAAAACATACTACAGACAAATGACTCCAGATATTTTATTTACTAAAAAATACGGAGATCCTAATGGTCTTGGATATAAATACATTGATGAAGCAGAATCAATGACATTTCCTGGACTAATGCAAGTAGCAGAAGAATATAATCGTAAAGTTTTTAGAGCTAAAACTAAAGAACAAAAACTTAAAATTGTTAAAGAAAGAAATCAAGTATTAGAAGATTTAGAAGCAGGTATAGAACTTGTTAGAGGTACATATGGCTTACCTGCCAATCCTCACGCTTGGACTTCTAGAGCTATGAGAACAATGAAACATTATAATGCTCTTACAATGCTTACAGGTTTCTTTGCAGCAACAGCTGACGTTGCTAGAATAGTTATGACATCTGGTATTCAAAGAGGATTTAAAACTCAGTTTGAAATGTGGGCAGATATGATAGGTAATAAAAACTTAGGTATATTCAAAGCAGGTAAAAAAGAAGCTCAATCATTTGCTGAAGCTGTAGATATGATTACAGGTCAAAGAGCTATGTTATTTTCTGATATTGGAGATATGTTTGGAATGACATCTAAGATTGAAGGAATGATGGGTAAAGCAGCTAACTTTAATTTTATGTATGTAAACTTAATGTCTAGATGGACAGAGTTTATGAAAGGTGCTGCATCTGTAACTATTGGTTCTAGAATAATAGAAGACTCTATTAAATGGAGCAAAGGTACATTAGCAGATAAAAACAAAACTAAACTTGCAGCTTCTGGTATTGATGAACAAATGGCTAAAAAAATAGCTAAAGAATATGAATTACATGGAACTAAATTAAAATATAACTTTATGGCTAATACTGCAGAATGGACTGATGATGCAGCTAAACAAGCTTTTGGTGGTGCTTTAAATAAAGACATAAACATTACAATTGTAACTCCAGGTAAAGGAGATACTCCATTATTTATGAACTATGAGTTAGCTAGTACTATTGTACAGTTTAAAAAGTTTGCTATGGCATCTACACAACGTATGTTGTTAAGAGGTATGCAAGAAAAAGATTTAGATTTTTTATTTGGATCTATTTTATTAATGGGCGCAGGAATGTTAGTAGATGGAGTTTATAGTGAATTTAGATTTAATAAAGATTATGGCAAAATGTCATTAACAGAAAAACTTCTTAATGCATTTGACAGATCTGGACTTGGTGGAATCTATGTAGATGTTAATAGAGCAATAGAAGCTTTAACAGATAATAGAATTGGTATTAGACCTTTACTTGGAGAAGCAAGACCATATGGTTCTTCTATGAAATCTAAAGTAGGTTTACTTGGTCCTTCGGCATCACAAATATACAATGTATTTGATATTATGTATGATGTTGGTGGTAACAAGTACAATCATTATACTGCACGTAATGTGCGTAGATTAATTCCATTTCAGAACGTATGGTATCTAGATTGGTTATTTGACGACATTGAAAAAGGATTACGATAATGGCAATTAATATTTCTGATGTAGAGCCACGAGTACAATATACTGCAACTTCTGGTCAAACATCTTTTACAGTTCCGTTTGAATTTTTTGTAAATGCAGATTTAAAAGTTTACAATGGAACAACATTATTATCATTTTCTGCATCACCAGCTGATGCTACAGAATATTCTGTAACAGGAGCAGGTGTAACAGGTGGTGGATCTATTACATTAGGTTCTCCAGGTGCAACATTAAATGATATTATTACAATTTCTAGAGATATAGCTATTGCTAGAACAACAGACTTTCCTACATCTGGAGCTTTTCAAATTGCATCTTTAAATGAAGAATTAGATAAAATTGTTGCAATGTGTGGTCAACTTGAAAGAGATCTTAAATTTTCTCCTAGAGCTGCGGCAACAACATCTAATACATTTGATATAACATTTCCTAACCTTGCAGCTAACAAAGTATTATCAGTAAATAGTTCTGGTAATGGATTAGAGTTTTCACAAGATATTACAGATATTACAACAATTGCAGGAATAGCAAGTGATGTAACTACAGTAAGTGGTATTGCAGCTAATGTAACTTCTGTTGCAGGTGCAGTTACAAACATAAACACAGTAGCTTCTAACATTACAAATATTAATACTGTTGCAACAAATATTGCAGATATTATTACTGTAGCTAATGATCTTAATGAAGCTGTATCTGAAATTGAAACTGTTGCTGCTGACTTACAAGAAGCGTCACCAGAAATTGATGCAGTTGCTGGAAGTATTACTAATGTTGATTCTGTTGGTAATAATATTAGCAATGTTAATACAGTTGCTGGTATCTCTGCTAATGTTACTACAGTTGCTGGGATTTCTTCTGATATAACTACAGTTGCAGGAATAACTTCAAATCTTTCTACAGTTGCTAGTAATAATGCAAATATTACAACAGTAGCTACAAAT